TGGCATATAGACCCATAAAATACTTAGATTTTTCCATCTCAACGTCTCCCTGTGTGTCTTGTACAGAAAGGAAGATTTTCGATAATGCTAAATAAGTAGCGGCGAGTTTTATCTGACCCATTTCCAGTATATCAAAGGCCGTAATATCTTTCGCTTTTCCAGTAGCAAGCGATTCTTTATAATGACCGCTGTTTCTTAAATGTTGAATGATATGATCTCTCGCGGCGACATGGGTTAACACATGAGAGGTTTCCCCGCTCGGGAGATAATTCGATGCTTCGAAATACTCCCTTTTCAAGTCCTGATCGTCTGAGAAAACAATATTTAATCCATTTATCACTGTTGCAGAATGAGTCACAGAAGGTCTAAACCGATACCAGTATTTTGTTACTGAATCAACCGCGACACTTTCCTCACTCGTCTGATTTCTGTCCCACTGGATAAAGCCGGATCTCGTCAGCGATGATGTTTCGTCATATAAACCAGAAAGCGCGACCCATGCTGAGCCGTTGTAAAACTCACCCGTGAATGCTCCCGCGTTTGTATTAACTGTTCCGAGTTCTACATAAAACACGTTAATAGGCTTATAGAATCCGACATATAAATAAGACGTTGAACTATTTAAAGTGATCGTAAACGTATCCCTATCGTAATCTAGTGCCTCTGTTGAATAATCAGAGAAAGAACTGTTTGCATCGTCGAATACTGATAGTTTGTTCTTAGTTCTTAACATATTAATTCCTTTTGTATTCTAATAAACTAAATCTAACACCCACCGCCGTATCATTGGTGTTCGTGTCTGCTGTAAAGTAAAGCACATCTGTAGGCGATAGTTTAAAACCTACAGGTTCATTTATAGAAACAGTATTTTCAACGCCCGTGTCGATCGTTTCTCTAAAAACTTCAAAACGTATTCCAAATTGTCTATTATAGATATAGCCTTTAACAGTAACTCTAGGAGAACCACCACCAGATATTTTATTAATATTAAACCAAAGATATTTTGCAATAGCATCACTATTTGAATCGGTGTGATATATAGCTTGTTGAGTAACCGAAAGTGTTGCGGGTATTCCTGCTTGAATGGTTCCCGCCGTGGTAGCTGTGAAGCTTATTGCATTTGTATTAAACGTAGCCGCTCCAACTGATGACACCGCCACTCTATTTATTCCAAGACCCGTAAAGGCTGTCACGTCTGAACCTGTATTGCTTAATGTATGTACAGCTATCGCATCTAAACCATTAGCGTCTATGTATTGAATATATAAAGCTAGTGCGCCTGTAGTGCCTAGTCCATCGGTTGCTTGTGTATATGTTATTGTAAAAGTTTCTGCGCTTGTCATCGGTACAAAGTTACCCGTTGATGACCAAATAGTTTCCTCTCCATTCGCCGCCGTTAATCCTGAACGATAACCAAATTTAGCAAAATGGGTGACGCCCGCGCGCCTTCCTAAAACGACCTCGTCAGTAAAATCATTAGGCCTTGAAACTGTGGCGTCCTGGTCTATTCCGAGGGACTGATTAAGGGGCGCTATAGAGGGGACAAAGTTTTCCCCGTAATAAGTATTTAATCTTAAATAAGTCTGAGCCGTTCCGTCATTAACTAGACGAACTCTAAAATATCTACCCAACTTTACGGCTGTATGAAATTCTGTGACGCCATCGTCTATAATAAACCCGCCAACGGGGTATGTTGAGTCCCAGTTTGTCCCGTCTGGTGAAAAGTCAAAAAAGAGTGTCCCTTTTGCGTCAGTCTTTAAAGCTACGCCAACTTGAGAAAACCCGTTAAGCTCTCCGGTTCCCGTGAATGTTTCGCCGATCCCGAGAGGGTTTGTCGACGAGTTAACGCTCTCCGCGGAGGTGTTACCAGAAGATAACGTCCTAATGTTATATTTTACTCCACCAGAATCTAACTCGGCCGCTCCCCTTAAGACTTCGTTCCCGTTATCGTTTACTTTATCAACCATTAAGAGCCGCCAAGTTTTTTATCATTTCATTAGTAACTTTCTCAGAAGAATCGTGAAGTGTAAAAAAACAGATAAAGCCTTTTGCATCGGGCATTATTCCCTTTATTTCCACCTTAAAAGGCAATGCCCCGACCAATTTTGTCAACTGGTCGGGGTTATTTGCTTTTAAAAATCTTAACTGTGTTGATTCTTTCAAATTATCTTAAGAAATACTCAACCCAAAACTTAACCTTACCAGAAGTAAGGGTGGCAGTTCCGATAGTCACGATAAAGTCAGCGTCACCGACTGAATTAACCATAAATGGAGTTGTGCCTGTGTCGATAGCGTAATCAGCTATTAATGTAGCTTCTGCCGTTGCCGCTTCATAAGTAGTAGCCGAGGTTGTGTTACCAACTGCCATTGTTGAACTAGATCCAACAATTGCGTTCTCTACTGAGTAATGAACAGCTTTAACAAATGCCCCTTGTGGTAAAACTTTCGCTCCCGCTTTAGCAGAAAGGTCATAAGCCGCAGCCAATGCGCCATCTACTGCGAAATCGTATTCATATTCCTGAACATGAACACCGTCATTTTTGAATTCACTCATTTTTCAATCTCCTGTTTTTTAGGCTCTTTAATTGCCTTTTTTTCTTGTTTAGGTTCAGGCTTCTTTTCTAGCTTCTCAGCCTTTTTTTCTGCCCGTCTTTTCTTTGACCCTTCACGGTCACATAGTTTGTCATGTGCGCTCATAAAGTCTCCTATTAAGAAAGTTTAACGACTCTTGATGAATCCAATTGCTTAAGTCCATAAAGAATGTCGCAGTTTACTCTTAACGCTCTTTTTCCATCAACACCAAGGTCATAAACCGCAGTACTCATCTGATCTTGAACTGCAAGAGTTAAGAAAGACGGGTGGAAAAGGTAAGCGACAGAACCTAACTGATTTGAGTAATTAAACTTGAAACCGGCTAATGGAAAGTCAATCATACCTGTTGATAAAGGCGATCCCGCTGGAATGAAATCTTTAGAAGTAAATCCAGAGATATTGAAAAGGTCATTAAATTGAGCCGTTCCACATCTTCCTTTTCTTCCTTCTGATGACACGTTAGCAGTATCAAGAAGCTCTTTTGCCTCTAAAATATCAGCAAGAGCAAGAGTAGTTCCAGAATCGAAAGCAATATCATGATCTGGCGCAGATGTTGAAGCCGCAATAGTTGAAATGATTGTGCTATCCATTTTCTTCATAATTGAATATGAAGCGGCGTCTCTAAGGGCGTCCATCTTGTCGATAGATTGAATCATTGCTCTTTTAGTTAAGATAAAGTCTTTTACGACTCTCTTGTTGATTGTTAATTGTTGACTTGTAACAGTCACAGCGTCAGCATCATTTCTAACACCTTCTGCTAACTCATTAGCTTCTGCAAATTCTGGTACAGAGTGGATATTAACAATGTCCCCTAGGTCTTGAATTTCACCTTCGTACGAATGATCGATTGAGGCGTTGAAAAGCAATGAATTTTTTAATACTTCGTAAGTTTTCGCACTCCAAACTTCTGGAACAATAACGCCTAGTTCCGAGCCTGCTGTGTGGATTTGATCTGCCATCTTTTATCTCCTTGATATTAGATTTTGTTTGTTTGTTAAGATTTCCCTATATTTTACAGGGTCACTTTTTGATAATGCTAATAATTCTGTGCCAGAATAAGTCTTTTCTGCACCGTCAAAATCGCCAGTGTTAAAATTTCCACTAGGCGGCGTTGAATCATTAAACCAATGCGGCTTAAGTGATTTAAGTTTATCAACAAAATGATCTGCTCCTAGAACATTATAACGCCCCTGATCTGTAGTTTCTACGACTACCGACTCAAGAGAAATCATATCTAAATCGTCCAAAGCTTCCTTTCTGATGTTATTCTTAATCGCAAACTCTCTAACCGCTGTCAGTTTTTTATCTTCTGATACGCTGTTTAAAAAGCTTTTGTGCTTGGACTCTAATTCACCATAAGCAGCGTCTCGCGCTTCAAATAGTTCCTTATACTGCCCTTGTGATTTCTGTTGCTCAGTTTCAATGTTGCTCAATTTTGCCTCGTAGCTTTCTTTTTGCTCTCTAGCTTCTTGCGCCTCTCTTTTGTACTTATGCATATCGTTTTTGATACGCTCATAAGCCGCCGGATCGATTGATACTGGTGTTTCCGCAATCACTTCCTTAACTTCCTCTGTCATGTTTACTCCTTGGTTACTAACCGCATCAAGTACGACTCGATGGCAAAATGTTTTAATGAGTACGACTCATTTTATAATTAATTATATAGTGAACCATTGTCATTGTTTTGACAAATCGCTACTTTTTAATTGCTTGTTTTACTGCTCTTCTGAGTATCGCTTTAACCTTATCCATGATTCCAGACTTGAAAGTCTCGCCGTTTTTGGTCGGGAGTAGTCGCCTTTTTCCGTCATTGTGATGCTTGGCTACATCTGAATCGAAACGTATTCCTATTTTGCCAGCATATTTCCATGTCTTAAGATCGTTAAAAAGCATCTGTCCCGAATCTGTCATATCAACAGGCTCAGATTTGCCTTTATATTTTGCGTATTGTGGTGAATATTTAGGGAACTTATTATATCCCTTGACCGGAGAATTTCCAGATTGAATCTTGTCTTGGATTAATTCTTTTATCTCTTCTCTGTGCGCTGGTTTAACAAATTCTGCCTTTATCCGTGGCACAATCTTCTTGAGAGATAATTTCTTCTTAATCTTTATCGCCATACATCTCCTTGATGATTGACTTAATGCCTTCTCTTATTGCTGGCGAGAAGTTCTTTTCCTTGCCTCTATCTTGTCCGTCATCGGGTAGGGCCATTCGTTTAGGTAAAGTGTCGCCGGTATTGTGGTTAAATAATTTCTTCTTTTGTAAAGCGTCTGTGATTTTAAACTCTACGCCATTAGAGAGATTCTTGGTTTTCAGGCTATTCATCATTGCATCTGTGAGATGTAAGTCAGGCTTACCGCTTCCGACAATCTTCTTTTTCTTCGCGGCGTAATCCTTGCTTAGTTTCTTATAATTGCCGCCAGTAACAGGAGAAACCCCCGCGTGAGTATGGTTCTCAATCTCTGTCAGGACATACTCAGCTATTCTATTCTTCGCTTCCGTTCTCTGGTTCGGCTTTAGCTTCGATAATTCCTTTTCCAGGTTCAGATGATAATTTACTTTCGTCTTCGTTATCGGCATTTATCATATTCTCCATAGCTTCTTTTGCTTTCTCAACTTTATGCTCAAGAATCTTTTTAAGTTTCTGCTCGGCTTCGTCTTCTGATAGGTCAGGATTATCTAACATCAAGGCGTCAATCATTGTATCTAGCCCGAGGTCTAACCGCTTCTCGATAACTTCGAGTTTTTCCTTCTCATTAATAAACTGCTGAACCGCTCCAAACTTAATCGAATAATCAAACTTATCTGGAATCTTTCCGATCTCAGCGAGGTCATCGACAAGTAATCCTTTACTTAAATATAAATTGTGCCATTTGGCGGCCTTCTTAACAATTCTAGGCTCTGCAATTCTGAATATCTCCTGGTCATCTTCGACATTACCCATTGGTTCAGACTTTTGAATTATGTCCTGTATTCCAGACGTGACAGATGAGCCGCCGAGAGAGCCTTGAACGCTTCCGACTTCTAGGTCATTAGTTGTTAAAAGTATCGCCAGATATTGTTCAATAAGGTCTTTATGTTCTGATAATTGAGGGTTAGCGTTAGCGAATCCAATTGAAGGAGTCGGGTCGCCGTCTTGAACGTCCATAGTAATGGCTTGGTTAGGCCCTACTTTATAAGACTTTGGAACACCTTTGCCGAATATGTAAAATAATCCGGTTCCATGCATTTTAGCGATGTAATAAATGTCTGATAGAATTGTATTGATTAATATAGAACCCTCGATTAAATCCTCGCCGCCAAGCGCCCAAAAAGCACCGTCTCTATCTTTCGCCAATGACTCAAATGGAATCACGCCGATAGGATTGAGCATATTATCGCCCGACTTATTCTTATCAATCTCGCCTTTCTCGTTAAATGTTAAGTGATATCTATTTCCCCACCACACATACTCTTTTTTTGTATCGCTCGGAGAATCTGCAATCATTTGATCTTTTCCGTCACCGTCTCTAAAATTTCCAACGATTCCGGTCTTCGTTCTGTTCTGAGGGTCATCATCTGTCCCTGGAGTAGGATCAGAGAACGGGCTAAGTAAATAACCCATTGCTTGCTCTGGGTCATTAGCGTCTTCTATCACGTCATATTTATGAGTAGGCATAGGGTCAACCCTGTACGAATACTTAGCATTTCCCGCTGCTGTCAATTCATTGACGTTTTTTATCGGTCTAACAAATACATCGGTATTCATCATAGCCTCTAAGTATCTATTGGCTTTCTTCATTTTTACATTGAGCGATAGTTTGTCGATAAAAGTATCGAGCGTCCCCTGATCAATACCTTCTGTTGCCTCTCTCTTTGGAATGGTTCTGTAAACCCTCGCCTTTTTCCCGACAACCTTTTTATAAATATTGATTGTCGCAATACGTGAAGCCATATCTTGAACCGTCTCGGAATCAAGTTCTAACTTTAGATTCTTTAAGATGTATTTCTTAATTCTGTCTTTAAGTATTTCGTAACGCTTTAAGGCCTCCATCTTTCTCGATATGTTTTCGGAGCCTTCTATGTCCTCGATTAATTTAAGCCTGACGTGCTTATCAAGAATCATTTTTTCGTCATTAAATTTCATTTATCTAGCCTTTGAAGAATTAAACTGATCTCTGTCGTGTATTTTATACTCGAAGTCGCAGTAATAGTCGAAACCGTCCGACGAGTGAGTAAGGTCTTTGTTCTTGTCATCTTTTGTGAAGTCCTCTTTTTGAAGCACTTTGTTTAAATCTTTATTTAGTGTAGGACATTTTTTAGGATTTACCAAGATTAGCCCATTTGAAAGTATCCCGTTAATCAATAACTGTTTTTTCCTCATTCTAGGATTCCCAGAAGATCGATATCTAACAGAATCTTCTCCGAACGCTTCCTTAAGCGCGACCACATCGCTGACCCCTGTCGTCTTTCTGTTTCGACCTGATGCATCGCAAGTGATTAACATATTGCCAACAATACCGAAGAATCGGCTTCTTATTGCCTCGATCATAGCGTAAGTATCTGCCCCTGAGTGTTTCAAAACTATTTCATCAACAAATATGCTTACTTTCTCGCCCTTGTCGTTCTCGTATTTCTGACAAACTGACGCATGCATGTTACCAACATTAAAATCGATATTTACATAAAAAGCATAATCTCTGTTAAATTCCACATCTGAATGATTTTTAGACGAATAGGCATAGTAAAAGTGATTGCCCGTAAGCTTAAGCATTTCACCTTCCGCGAACAGTCTGAACGCCAAAGGATCCAGTGTCGCCCTTAAGTGTTCGATGTATTCCGGTGCCAAATGCTGATTGTCTGTAGTTTTCCCGTTTATGATTCGAAGTTTTCCAGTCTCGGTATGCGCCTCAACGAAATCATCGAGCCATGCGTACTCGTCTTCTGGTGTACCCGCAAAGCAAAGCTGTCTAACTGGCGCGTCCTTGACTCTTATTCTTTGAATGAACTGCTGTACCCGCTCGAATGGAATAGACGAATGTTCATTTATCCCGCCATAGCCGAGGTTTGGCCCCTTGATTGCCTTTTCTCCTGTAAAGAAATAAAGAGGCGCTTTAGTCCAGGGGAATATAATATAATGGTCTGTTCTGTGAATTTTTGTGTGACTTAATAGTCCAGCATTATCAAGTATCTCGATAAATGTCGGGAGAATGTCTTTCTTATACATCGGGAAAGAAGGGGAAAGGCAACCGCCCGCTATGTCCTTATTAAGATAAGATAACTTGATTAGTTTCATGCATAACCCGTAAGTCTTGCCTGAGCCTAGTCCTCCGTTGAACATTAAGAAGGGCGATGAAATGTCTTTATGAAATTCTTTCTGAGGGTCGTTTTTTGAGTACTTTATTTGTACTTTTGCCATTATTCATCTTCGTCTACAAACACGGGGCCATCAATATTAACAGTCTCAACTCTTGCCAAGTCTTTCTGATCTAGAAATTGTTTTCCTAGCCATATTGCCATCGCGACATTCTTCTCTGACATTTTCCATTGGTTTCTTCGTAGCGATATTTTCCCCGCCGATCTCTTTTGTCCGAAAACTTCCGAAAAACTGGTACTATTACCGTACTCTTCTTTTATCCATCTATCGAGGGTCTCGTCGCATATATCTAACCAGCCGCATATTTCAACCTTCGTACATTGCAACGCGCAGAGCTTTTCAAATTCTACTTTATTAATTTCTTTTCTAGGTCTACCACCGGCCATTATTCAACCTTTAGCGAGTTATATGTATCGCCATTACTTTCAAGTGTTGCTTCTTTTCCTGTATATTCTTGCCATCTGTTAACGATAACGTCGCAATATTTTTCGTCTAACTCCATGCCGTAACATTTTCTATTTGTTTTTTCGCAAGCAATAAGTGTTGAGCCAGAGCCAAGAAACAGGTCCAGTGTATTTTTTATGTTATCGCCGTACTCGGAAAAGCACCACTCCGCTAGAGCTATAGGTTTCTGGGTAGGGTGAACCCTTGCTACACCATGCTCTGAACCCTTGATAAGGCCCTTCCATAGGTGTCGAAATATCCTTACTGAACTTTTCCCATTTTTAACAAAAGCCAATTCTGCGTCAGAATTAAAATCCCTTTGCTTATCCTCTAGTCTCTTGTCCCATACGCACCAATTATTTGTCTGAGGAAGGGCGTGGCAGTAATAATTTGCCCCCCACCACACTTGAACAGGAATATCGAGAGCTTCGCACAAATTATAAGCGTCTATGGCGTACTGATTCGTATCGTCTTTAAAGTCTGAATATGTTACCCCTTCACGCAAAGAGTTTTTCCCATTCCTTTTTGATCTATCGCCCTTTTCATTTATCCCATAGGGAGGATCGGTATAAACCATTTCCATCGTTTCGCCACTCATTAACTTTTCAACATCGTCAATCATTGTACTATCGCCGCACATAACTCTATGGTCGCCAAGAAGCCAAACGTCTCCGCGTTTAGTAATTGGATTGACAACTTCTGGAACAGAGTCCTCGTCTGATTGAGGGTCGAATTTTTCTATCGGCTCAATAACGAAATCTTTTATCCCGAGCATTTCAATATCTAAGTCAGGGCCTAATTCTAAAAAATCCTGATTAATAATTGATAGGTCTAAATCTGCCCATGAACTGATTGCATTGTCCGCTACAATATCGGCGTATTCCTGAGCCTCGTCTATATATTCCTGGTAGTCAATCGGAGCGTTTTCCCAGCCTAGTTTTTTAAGCGCGGCAAGTCTCCCGTGTCCTTTAGTAATAAACCCAGATAATAATGATACGACAATAGGACTTCTCATTCCTTGATAATCAATTATCTCAGAAAGCCTTTTAATTTGCTCGTCAGGGTGTTTGTTCGGATTTTTCGGGTGTTCCACTAATTTATGTAAGGGGATTAGCTCAGTATATGAACATTTAATATTTTCGGTTGAATCCACCTATAATTCCTCGCTTCGGTCTTCTTCCGTGTATTCCCCTGCGATTATCTTCTGGAAATATTCCTCTTGCTCTTTCTTTTTACGCTCTGTGATAATCTGTAACTCGGTCATGGCCTTACGTTCTTCGTGTGCCAAGACTATCTTGCAGAACGATTCCGCGAAGGTTTTACCAATATATTCGATTCTTTCTCGGTCAAGCTTAACGGCTTTTGTTAGCTCGATCATTCTCACCTCTTTGCAGATGTTCTCAATGCAGAGATTTTTCCTTTCGTGAGACAAGATATATTTCTTGGTTTCCGGCTTTTCTTTAAATAAATTCTCCACCTCTAAATTAAAAGAAGTGGTTACTATCGTTTGCATGTCCATTATTTTTCCTTATCGGTAGATTCCACGAGCGGCATTTTCTGCCTGGTTCTCTTCTGATTTCATGTCTTGCATAACCTTAATCGCGTCCCGATTCGTAGTTCTCTTTGTAACCATTTCGGAAGTAAGGTAAGAAACCTCGTGTGTGTGCTTGTCGTTCTTATATGGGTGAGATTTGCCCTTATGAATAACCATAGGATCCCCACACTTAACAGAAACAACTTCTCCGGCCTCGTTCTTTTCCATAATAACAGGGTGAAAATGACCCGCCGATGGTGCCGAGTTGTCGAGAGATTTACCGTCACTTGTTACCGTGTGATAAAAATGTCTGTGTGGAAGCTCTACCCATTTCGGCTGATCTTCAATGTAGCTAACATTCTTAACCGTGATAGCGTCATCTAATCTGAAAAGATCGTGATAAATTTCCGATTCCTTCTCTAGATTTCTTTCAAATGCTTTGAGTTTTTCTTCTGTGATCTTTTTTTCGACGCCTACTGGCTTCAGTGGGCTTGCTTTTTTATTCATCGCTTATCTCCATAGTCTGTTAATAGCTTTTAAAAATTGTCTATTAAGATAATTGAGAAGTCAATGTTTTGGCTATTTATGTATATATTTACGGCTAAATGCAATCGTTAAATGTTTCCCCGAGCTTCTTTTTTAACTCGGTAACCTGTAGCGTTAGCCCAAATCTTGCTGTCTGGGATTCGTTTAAAAGGTTCTCTAGCTCTTCGATTCTTTTGTGCATCTTCTCGCAATGAGCAACCAGGTCTAACTTTTGCTCAACAAAAGGCTTTTCTATTTGCTTTAAAGAATGTCCTTTTACCGATAACGGCTCTATTCTGGAAAGTTCCTCGGCGGCTTCTTTATTGAATATCCGATCATAACCCTCTTTATATTTATCAGGATCTATTTTTAGATGTGCTGTTTCTTTGTCTTGTAGGCTCATATTTTCCTCTTTATCATGCTGTAGTCTTATATATTATATTAATATACTCTGTATTTTTACAGAATTTAAAATTTAATTATCTGTATTTTTACAGAATTTGGTCGCTAACTCTTTGTTTTGTCTATCTGCTTAATTATCTCTTT